AGTTGAACTCCCTGCCGGAGCTGATACGTCAAACTGGACAGCAGCAGAGTGGAAAGAATTAGCAGAACTTTGTGATTAACTATTGGACATACTCCCATGATTGTAGAGTTTCCAGACAACAAGACAGAACGATTAATAGAAGACGCAATGGATCAACTTGGCAACTGGGTAGAAGGCCAAATAGATATAGGGGTAAGCCCTATCATTTTAATAGGATTGATGGAGACATATAAGTCTGCACTCTCTTATAACCTCCTAGTAGATGAGGACGAGTAATGGGTACTACAGTAGGCTTACGCCCTGACAGCATGATTTATGACCGAGAAACCGGAGAATACTATCGTGTTGGAACTAGCGGAACTGGTCGAGATTATATTGAAGGCTATCCTGATCAGCTTATAGGAGCAATTACTTCAGCCCAAGCAGCAGACGCTTATGCCTCTATGATGGAGCAACAAGGAGTTCCTGACGTTGTTCCATTTAGCACTGAAGATGCTTTGCGACCAGTTCAGGTAGCAGACGGTATAAGCCAAAACGAAATTGATTATGTTGTCGGATTGTTAGATCAGAACCTAGTAACAATTAATGACGTTGCTGCTCAAACAGGAATTCCTGCTTCTGAGATTCAAGCTGTATATAACCAAGTAAAAGGTGTGCAGCCTGAAATCGTAGACCTAACACAAAGCACTGTAGAAAACGAATTAACTAATGGTGTAGATATGCTTGACCCTGAAGCCACAGGGTTAGGTGGTGATGAAAACATTGTTACTGATGACGAACAGTGGGACAAGGTTGATAAAGAAGAAGACATCGATCTACTACTACAAGATGCGCTAGATATATTTGGTTTAGGAAATATTAACAAGGCTATTGTAAATGTTGCTGATGTAATTAATGACCGTAACATCTCCGTTCAAGATGTTGCGGCTGCGTCAGGAAATACAATCGAATACGTCAATGACGCATTTGAAAACGCAGGAGTTAATATTAACAATCAAGGCGAAGGTGAAACAGTTGTTGATGACACAGTTGTCGATGACACAGTTGTCGATGACACTGTAACCAATGGTGATGATATAACTCCAACAACTACTACAAATGGTGGTGGCGCTTGGGAAGAGACAGGTGGAGGTGTTACTGAAACTGTAAGCGAAAGACAAGTTGTTGACGGGCTGATAGTACCAAAGAGAGATGTGGTTGTGGATGATCAACCCAAAACAATTCTTCCCGCTTTGCCTACACCAGAGCCGCCTAAGCCGACAATGAATCTTACTTTGATGCAGTCAATAGTAAACGAAACACCAGTGACAGAATCAATTTTATTTCCAACAAAGTTTACGAAGTTGGAAAACGTACAACAAGGAATGTTTGAACAATTCCTTCGTGCCGCAGGAGGCAGACGATGACTTACCTAGAAGCGATTAACAGTGTCCTTCGGCGGTTAAGAGAAGACGAAGTATCTACTGCATTAGAGTCAAGCTACTCTGCTTTGATTGGCGACTTTGTTAATGACGCCAAAAGAACAGTAGAAAACTCATGGAACTGGGCTGCACTTAGGGAGACTACTGTCATCCCTACCGTGTCTGGTACTGCGGAGTATTCTATTACTGGCTCAGGACAAGAGGCAGTAATCAAATCGGTAGTGAATGACACATCAAACCGATTTATGGGATTGCAAACATCTTCCTACTTTAACAATGTCTACTACAATCAGGACGTCACCTCTGGTAGCCCAGTGGCCTACATAGTCTCTGGTGTGGACTCTAATGACGATTTAAAGGTTAAGGTATACCCACAGCCAGATGGCATATACAGCTTGCGATTTGACCTAGCCAAACCACAAGGTCTTGTTACTGGGGATGCCACTAAGATCAAAGTCCCTTACAACCCTGTGGTTCAAATGGCCTTCGCTATGGCTCTACGGGAAAGAGGAGAGACAGGCGGTCAGTCAGCAGTCGAGCAGTTTGCCGTGGCTTCTACTGCGTTGTCTGATGCAATAGCAATAGACGCTAACCGTTTTCCTGATGAAACTACATTTATGGTGGTATAGATGGCGCAACAACTCCAAAGCATCACCATTACTGCTCCGGGATTCGCGGGTATTAACACCCAAGATGCACCCCTGTCGCAAGAGCCTACCTTTGCGGCAGTAGCAGATAACTGTGTGATTGACAAAGAAGGAAGGATTGCCGCGAGGAAGGGGTATTCTGTCTTAACTACAGACGACACCATCCTTGGATCATCTGACGGCATAGAGTCTATGGGTGAATTCGTAGCAGAGGATGGAGATATTACCTTCTTCTCCTCTGGGAATAATTTAATCATGTCAGGCACTACTACTCTGACTGACGTAACACCTGCGGCCTACACAATCACGGACAACAATTGGAAGTTTGTGTCCTTTAATAACCATATGTATATGTTCCAACGAGGACATGAGCCGTTGGTTTACTCTGATAGTACAGGGACTGTGGTTAAGATGTCCTCACATCCCTCTGCTGCGGGTACTCCTCCGCAAGGACACGAGTGTATTGCGGCGTTTGGTCGTCTTTGGGTGGCAGACTTTACCTCAGATAAGGCTACTATCTACTGGTCTGACCTATTGAACGGCTCAGGGTGGGCAGGAGGCTCGTCAGGCTCAATAGATATTACTAAGGTATGGCCTACAGGATACGACACAATCACTGCTCTGGCGGCTCATAACGGCTTCCTGATCATCTTTGGCAAGAACTCTATCCTTGTGTATTCAGGAGCAGATAACCCTTCAACCATGACGTTATCTGATACAATCTCCAACATAGGGTGTGTTCAGCGAGACGCAGTAGTATCCACTGGTAAGGACATTGTTTTCTTGGATGACTCTGGTGTACGGAGTATCTCAAGGACAATCCAAGAGAAGTCAGCTCCTATTGGTGATGTCTCGAAGAACGTCAACAATGACATCAAGAGTCTGTACGCAGCAGAGACAGGGCATATTAAGATGCACTACTCTCCTCGCGAAGCCTTTGTTCTGTTGAACTTTGAAAACCTGAGTGTGGTGTATGTCTTTGATACACGCTTCCCACTACAGGATGGTAGTTACAGAGCAACGACTTGGAGTCATATAAACTCTAAGTGCTTTACCTCTACCTCTAGTGAATTGTTATATGTTGGTACAGTATTTGGCATAGCCCAGTACACGGGATATACCGACAATGATACGAGTTATCAGTTAAGTTACTTCAGTCATCCTTTGAGCTTTGGTAATACGTCAAGCCTAAAGTTCCTGAAGAAGATTAACCTCACTACCTTTGACGGCGCTGAGGCTACGGTTGTATTGAACTGGGCGTATGACTACTCTGGTAACTATAGAAAGCAAGCGTATGTTTTGCCAAAGTCTAACGTAGCGCAGTACAACATATCAGAATTCAATACAGATGCTGAATACTCATCATCTATAAGTTTGATTACGCGCAAGAAGATCAACGCCTCTGGACAGGGTACAGTCGTATCCGTAGGGGTAGACACAACTGTTGAGGGTAACTCGATTGCCCTTCAAGAGATTAACATTCAAGCTCTGATGGGAAGGATAGTCTAATGTCGAACTATACCCAAATTACCAACTTCGCAGCCAAGGACGCTTTGGTTAGCGGCAACCCTGCCAAGGTTGTAAAAGGCTCTGAAGTCGGAGCTGAATTTGACGCAATAGCGGTAGCTGTAGCCACTAAGAGTGACTCTGCTTCTCCTACTTTTACTGGCACTGTGACGGCAGATGCTCTTACGGTTAGCGGTACTTTCACTGTAGGTACTGTTGATGGAGGTACTTACTAATGACGCCTGAAGAAATCTTAGATTTTGTAAAAGGAATTCCGGGAAGCCAATTAGGAGGATTAATCTCTGGTATTGGTGGCGCAGCAGCGCAACAGCAAATTATTAAAGATATTGAAGCGCTAGGTAAGCGTGATGTCGCTGCGGTCTTTGGTCAAGAGACTGTTCCTCAGTATGAGGGCGGAATACTTGGCGAGATAAGCCGCCGATCAGAGTTCAAGCCGTTTACTGTGACTACTCCTACTGGCTCGAGGGCAACCTTGGGTGCAGGTGGAATGGATACAATGCTCAGTCCTACAGAGCAAGCGTTGCAGTCTCAACTTCTCGGCTTTGGGTCGCAAGCTTTTGGGACTCTTGGTAGCCCAGAAGCAAGACGCCAAGAGCAAGAGAATGTTATTGGTATGCTGACTCAAGACCCAATGCAGCGAGCCACTCGCGAGCAGGACATCTTTGGTCGCATGCAAGCTACTCTACAGCCTGAGCAGGAACGTGCAAGGCTTCAGCTAGAAGAGCGTTTAGCTAACCAAGGTAGGCTAGGGGTTAGGACAGCTATGTTTGGCGGTACGCCTGAGCAGTTAGCCCTAGAAAAGGCT